AGAAAAGCTTTTGACGATAAATCAGCTACAGGCACTAAGCAACTTATTAAGGCCGAGTTCAAACATAAAATAGACATGCAAACTCTAGCAAATAAAGAAAATATGCTAAAATACCAGCTACTAGAGCAAGAACTAAGTGTACAAAAAATTAAAGCCAAGAATACCGCAGCTGAGTTTAGGAGGATTGCATTAGAGCAAAGTATTTTAGCTACAAAGTCTATGGGCATGCCAACAAGAATTGGAGGTGCTCCGGTAGAGACAGACAAGTCAAAAGCTTTTAGATTAGCTTCTGACGAAGCAAATCGTCAAGCAGGTGTAACTGACGGGACTATTACCGAGCTTACCTCCCTGCAAAAAGCACTTACAGATATCTTAGCTCTTGCTCCGGATCAAGGTATTGCTATACTTAATCTTTTAGAGGACGAGCAGATTGCAGCATTAAAAGCTGCAGGGTTTCTTGTTGGGGATCTCGAGCAAGCGGCGTTAAAGCTACAACCTATACAAGTATTGCTCAAAGATCTAGGTGCAAGTGTTCATGATAATATGGCGGGTGCGTTTACGGCCATGGTTACGGGTGCTAAAAGTGCTAAAGATGCTTTTGCAGACATGGCAAAATCTATACTTAAAGACTTAGCGGCAATGATTGTAAAATCAATGATACTACAAATGTTTGGGGGGACTACATTCGGCAACTTCCTAGGATTAGGAAAAGCACGAAACGGAGGAGTATTTGAGCAAGGTAAAAAACTTTCAGGATATGCCACCGGAGGCGTAGCAAGAGGATCAACTTCAGGTTATCCTGTCATGATGCACGGAACCGAAGCAATTGTGCCTCTTCCAAACGGTAAATCAATACCAGTACAAATGTCAGGAAATGGGGGAAGTACGAATAACATTGTAGTCAATATATCTACAGATGGACAATCGAGCAAAGAAGGAAGCTCAGGACCAGACATGGATAAGCTAGGCGGAGCAATAGCAACCGCAGTACAGGTTGAGCTACAGAATCAAAAACGATCAGGCGGAATACTCAATCCGTACGGAGTAGCATAATGACAATAGGTATAAAGAATGATAGCAACGCACTATTAGCAACCCCTGATAAATCAATGACAAAGCAAAGTACGCCTCGAGTACTTGTTGCTAATTTTGGTGACGGATATGAGCAACGTATTGCAGATGGAATTAATACTTTAAACGAGACTTATTCCTTAACTTTTGCAACTCGTCTGAAGGCCGACATTGATGATATAGTAGCTTTTTTAGACGGAAAGAAAGGTGTAAATAACTTCACTCTTACTTTGCCAGACACAAACAATACTACACGTACTGGCGAAAGAGACGTCAAAGTAATAACAACAAATTATTCAGTAAGCTATGACTATGATAATTTTTATAGTCTTTCACTATCATTAAAGCGAGTTTTTGAGGCATGAGCAACGTAATAGCAACAGATGTACAAACGCAAGAAATTGATTCGGCACTTGTTGAATTGTTTACAGTAACCTTGCCGGATGGGACAACAATGTATTTTCATCCAGGCGTGGACGAAGACTTGACAGATGTACAGTTCCGAGATAAAACTGCGCCTTCCACAGTAGCGATAGTAGCAGGTAGCTTCCTGATAGGTAACCTTTATACTATAGTATCTGGTACTGGATTTACTTCTATTGGAGCAGCTAATGATAATGCAGGTACTGTATTTACTGCAACAGGCGTAGGTTCTGGATCAGGTACTGCGACTCAAAATGATTATAGTATTCGCGATTATAGTCCAATGCCTATGCTTATAGATGGCCTAGATGTACAGGCAGATGGAGCTTCCAGCAGGCCTGCACTAACTATTGCAAATGTAGGTTCTTTGTTTCAAGGAGAGTTAGGCGACTTTAAAAACGATGATTTAATAGGGCAAAGAATTGTTCGTCGCCAAACTCTTAGAAAGTATTTAGTAGGAGGAGCCCAAGATGCTTCTCCCCCGATTGAGTTTCCCACACAAGAATATATAATTGATAGAATAGGTGTAGAAGACGGTATTTCTATTACCTTTGAAGTAGCTACGCCTTTCGACTTAGAAAATATAAAATTACCTAGACGAGTAGTTGTAGGTAAGTACTGTAGCTGGAAGTATCAAGGACACAAAGCAGATTTAGGAGGCGGATGTACATGGAACCTAGATGGAGCTGTAAACTTTAATGGAGATGGGACTGTACGTGCTCACAATGTTTACTTCGACTTTGATGACAGACCTCTTGTAGCCGCAGAAACTTTTGACCCTTATAGCGCAAGTACTGCATATACTACTGTTAGTTATGTTACTCATGCAGGCAAGTTTTGGCTGTGTACTATAGCAGGTACAGGAAATACTCCTTCAGTAACTTCTTCTTATTGGAAAGAAGTACGCAAATGGGTAGAGCATGCAGACGCTACTGGGTATAGTATAGGGGCTTTAGTACGCTATAATGCTACAACAATCTGGAAATGTAGAGTGGCGCACACGTCTTCCGCTATAATAATACCAACTAATACGAGTGCATATTGGGTAAGAGAAGAAATATGCGGTAAAACTATGCAGTCTTGCAAGGCTAGATATGGTTTTAAGCCTTCTGTACTTACAAGCGCAAATCAAAAGCCCGAGGGGTCAACGAATTTAGCAGCCCGTTTACCTTTTGGATCATTTCCCGGAACACAGAAGTTTTAATTATGAATCAAGTAGAAGAAATTAGAGAACATTTTGAGAAGTGGTACCCTAAAGAAGGTTGTGGTGTACTAGCAGTAGTTAAAGGAAAGAAAAAATGGTTTCCTTGTGACAATGTAGCTACAGACCAAGACGATTTTGTTATAGATTCAAAACAATACATTAATATAGGGCATCAAGCAGACATAGTAGGTATTGTACACAGCCACCCTGACGGCACTACTGAACCTAGTGGAAATGATATTAAATACTGCAATACTATAGGTATACCGTACTATATATTTAGTTATCCTGAGATGGACATGAAGATACTGCAACCCCTACGGACTACTAAGTCTCTCTACGGAAGAGATTATGAATTTGGTGTAAATGACTGTTTTGAAGCGTCTAGGGACTACTATATATCAAAAGGTTTAGATATACCTAAGCGACCTTTATTTGAAGATGACTGGTGGGAAAAGGGGTTAGACTACTTTACAGACGAGTATATTGCTACTTGGGGTTTTGAAAAAGTACAAGGAGTAATGCAGAAAGGTGACTTACTTATTTTTACAATAACAGCAAAAGTAGGCAACCATTGCGGAGTTTATTTAGGTGATGATATATTCTATCATCATGCAGAGAACAGAATATCCTGTAGGGAAAATATTTACCCTTTTTGGAAAAAGTATATAAGTGGAGTGTATCGTTATGCAGCGTAGTGTGTATTTACAAGGAGAACTGGCTGAAAGATTTGGCAGTAAATTTATCGTTAATACCGATAACTATGCGGATATGTTTAAATGTATAAATGCAAACAGACCTGACTTTTTAGCCTATGTAAGAGGATGTGCCGAAGCTGATATAGGTTTTATTGTGCAAACTGAAGATGGCTCTATTGATCAAGAAGATTTACTAATCCCTATCACTAAGGGTGATGTAACTATATCTTTAGTACCCGCAGGATCTAAAAGTGGTATAGGAAAAATACTAGCAGCTGTTGTACTAGTACTTATGATTATATATATGCCTGCAATGGCCGCTGAAACTGTCGGCACCTATGGTCAGACAATACAAGTACTTAGTGTAGGTGGATTGAGTGGTTTAGGGCACATGACTGCACTTCTTGCAGCAAATCTAGCTTTATCAGGTCTGCAACAAATAATGGCTCCAGACCCTGCAGTAGACCAAGATTCTCCTACTAACTATATATTTAGTGGAGGTGCATCTAACTCAGTAGAAGGTGATCCTATCCCCTTATTGTATGGAGAGCTAAGGGTTCCAGGAAGAGTAATATCTATAGATATACTGCAGGGCGGAAACGGTTCCGGAATGGGAAGATCAGCACAAGATATAATAAATAATACAGTTACAGACTCAGCCAACAATGTTAATATAGCACAGACACAGACACAGGAGAAATAGAAATGCCTAGATGGGACGAAATATATGCAGCTCAGGGCAGCGCACAATCAAAGCTAAGAGATAGGCAGACTATATCCGTAGTAGATATTATATCAGAAGGTCCTATCTACGGTCTTGTAGACGGAGCTTCTTCTGTATATTTAAACGATGATAGAGCCGTACCTTTATCTGAGTCTGGAAATTTCTACAGCCAAAGCGCAGTCTCTATAGCTTTGGTTAATGGCTCTGCTACTGCTACTATTTCAGGAGGAGGTACTGCACCGATTATAGAGTCCGAAAATGGAGATAAATATTTAATTGTACGAAAAGGTTTTGGACAAGCATATGTAACTGCATCGAACGGCTCTGCAGGCACTACCGACTATAATATTACAGCTACTCTGACAGTTGTTGATAATGCGAGCTTTTTCACTTCTGCTATGGTATCAACTCCCGTTGATATAGATACTCATGTTCCTGCAAGATTGGGTATTATCACTGGTGGAGGTGTTGGAGATGGAATGTATGGCGAAGGTTTTATAACTAAAAGAACTAGCAATTCTGTTGCGGAGTATGTTCCAGGCACTGGTGGAGCCGCAGGGATATGGATTCCTGATGGGTCTTACAGCTTAGAGATGGATCGAATAGTTAAAATTGCAAGCGTTTCAGGGAATACCATTACGTTAGCAGCCGTATGGCCAGGAACCACAGGGGGATATAAGTTTGATGTAACAGGCGCAGTGGTTACTAACTTAGATGTCATAACCCAAACAAAAACAATGAATTATCAAGGCGTAACTACTCAATTTAGGGTAGGCACTTTAGCTCAAACTCCTTTTACAGGAAAAGGAGGAGACGGCTCTACTTCTATAACCAGTACTCCCTCTGCGGGTGGAACTCTGGAACAATCTAATAACGATGGAGGCAGTCAAGCACCTAAAGAGTTAATAGGAAGTTCGGCCTCTGGTTTCAATTTAACCGCGAGTCAATTACAAGAAGTAGACGAAGCCAGAGTTACTTTTGCTTATGCAAGTGGTCATTATGCTGTTAGCGGTAAAGGTAATGATAAAACTACCTTTACTCGGTATAAAACAGAAATAGCCATTAAAAAGCCTGGTGAAAGCAGTTTTGAGGCGTATCAAGTTTTGAAGCACCCACTAGTACACTCAGGAATATATAAGAACGCAGTTACTTTTGTTGAGACAATAGATTTAACAGCTTTCCGTCCTTTTGCAGATTTTCAAGTAAGAGTATCAAGAATTAGTGCACATGACGGACCTGCGTATAAAACGCTTACTGAAACATTTCATGATTGGCAAATGCAGGCCGGATCTTCAATAACTAACACAACTTGTGTTATTAAAGATATACTAACTCATCCTTTTACATCTCTTGCAAAAGTAACCTTTGATACAAAAGCTTTTCAACAAATACCAGTTAGATCATACCATGCTAGAGGCTTAAAGGTCAGTGTGCCTTCTAACTATGTAACAAGAGAGCAATCCAGTGATGGAATAGCTAACTATATGCGTAATACCACTAGTGGATTAGTATCTAGCACTTATCAGGACTGGGACGGCTCTTTTGCAACTGATAAAACTTATACCAATAACCCTGCTTGGGTGTTTTATGACATACTTACAAATAATCGTTATGGACTAGGCGACTTTTTAAAAGCTACTGATATTGATAAGTATGCATTGTATAGAATAGCAAGGTACTGTGATGTCCTTGTAGATGACGGAAAAGAAGGGCTAGAGCCTCGATTTACGTGTAACCTATACTTTACTAAAGCAGCCGATGCTTATAAAGTACTAAAAGATATAGCTACAGTATTCCGTAGTATGCTTTATTATATTGATGGAAAAATCCTACCTGTTATAGACGCTCCTAGCGGGCCTGTTTATAACTTTACAAAAGGTAACGTACTTGATGGTAAGTTTTCTTATGAAGGCACTGGAAGTAAAACAAGGATTAATCAATGTATTGTTACATGGATTGACCCAGATGCGAACTACAAAGCTTCTCCTCTTATTGTAGAAGACAGACTTAATATTGCTAAAACAGGTAGATTAATATCTCAATCAGCAATGGCAATGGGTGCAACTAGTGAAGGACAGGCTCTACGATATGGGCGGTGGAAACTTTGGACTGCGGCAAATCAAAGAGAGATTATTAACTTTTCTACTGCTTTAAATGCTACTTTTCTTTTACCCGGCGATATTATAAATGTACAGGATTCAGATAGGTATGCTGTTCGTATAAGTGGTCGTATATCAAATTCAGGTACTAATCGCAGCACTACTTCTATACCTTTAGATAGTACTACTACTTTATTGGCAGATAATGATTATGAGTTATCTGTTGTATTTATAGAACCTGGTGCTTTTGCAACAGAATACGTATCTATGGCCGATAACGCAGGCACACCAGTTACAACTACCTATAATAAAGGTGATCTTATACGCAAGGCTTGGATTGACGATAATGGTAATGGCACATATACCTATCAAAATATCGATACAGAAGAAAAAGCTATAAACGCAAAATCTACTGCGGCAGGTACTGACGCTTTAGTTTTAATGTGGGCAAGCACCACTCGCGTAGAGACTAAAGAAGTAGGTACTAGTGCAGGCAATGTTGACACTCTAACAGTTAAAACTTCGGGTAACAATGCGCAAGGCAACTTAAATACAGCTTTTTCGGCTATACCAGCAGCTGAAAGTATTTGGGTGCTTACTCAGAAAATTAATACGATAGACGTTTTAGGTTCCGCAAAACAGTACAAAATACTTGGCATGTCTCAAAATTCTAAAAGTGAATTTGGTATTACAGCTGTAGAACACTATGATGATAAATTTGCAGCAGTTGACGAAGACTTTACTACTTTTATTGCAGATAGTGTATATCCTGCAATAAGACATAATGATGTAGTACCTCCAGTACTTGATGTGTTCGGTGAAAGTATGATGAACCCTAATCTAATAGGAGAAGAATTAACTATACAATGGACTCCTCCTGCAGCGGTAGGTGCCTCTACGGACTCCGAGACCTTGGGACAAGTAACCGCGCAAGGTGTATACGAGCATCTATCAGGGTATGAGTTATCTCATACATTTCCTGATATTGAAAGCCCTGTATTAATAGACAATGCCGCGCAAACTTCTTGGAAGATCGAAGGGATTCAAGATGGTACGTACGAGATAGCCGTAAGGGCAGTTAACGTACTTCAAAATGTCTCGAAACCCACTCTAGCAACTGTTACTGTGACTGATAGATATCGAGAAAACATACCTAGGTTTCCTCTTGGTGTACCTTATGGAGGAACTACAAGTGTAGCCTTCGCAGTTAAGGCTAATAATGTTTTTAGCTTCCAAAATCACCTGTATTCTGTAAAAAGCCCTAGTGGGTCCTCAACACGCATTACTAATACTAATTCTACTTCGTCGGCTTGGCAGCAAAGCTGTGCTACGCTTCCTAATATAACATGGTCAGAGAGTGATAGGAATGCTGGAGGTGAGTTTATAACTGAGCACGCCTATATTCTTATAGATGCCAGTGATAGTACAGATCGTCTGAAACTTATTAAATACCATAAACCCTCCCATACTCATCCTTTCTGGTACGATACGGGCACGGGAAATAGTGCTAAGTATGGGTCAGCTTTAAGTGGTACTTTTACTAAAGCTGTAGGCTCTAGTAAAGTTACTGGCTCTGGAACCTCTTTTTTAAGCCAGCTTAAAGATGGGGACATTCTTAAACTAGGCTCTACTGAAGGTTATAAGATAGCTGCTGTAGTTAGCGACACCGTTCTTTATGTTACAAATTCATTCAGCTCCTTTAGTGGAGTACAAGGATTTATTCCGAATATACGCATAGACTATGCAAATGATGTAATCATTGCTCGACTTTATAAAACATCAAGTGCTCTTATTCTTGCTGAAGTCTACACAAAGATTGACGCTGTTCTTAAGAAAGCAGCCGCTATG